ATCCTATCCATAGTGGTCACCTACGATATTTTGATCGTGCTAAGGACTTTACTGACTATCTTGTGGTAGGTCTGAACGGTGATCCTTGGTTGAAGCGTAAGAAAGGTCAGTATTTCCAGTGCTGGACCGAACGTGCCGACATTGTACGCCATCTGAACATGGTGGACGCTGTGATCTCTTGGGATGATGCTGATGACACTGCTTGTGGTGCTATCGAGAAGTGTCTAGACATCGCAGAGACTGTTGTCTTCTGCAATGGGGGTGATCGTCAACTGGGAAACACACCAGAGTTGGAACGATACAAGGATAACCCACGAGTTGTCTTTGAGTGGGGTGTAGGTGGACAGGACAAGATGAATAGTAGTTCGTGGATCCTCCACGGATACTTTGAAAGGCAACGTAAACTATTAGGTATCTGATGGATTTCTTTGAAAATATCGCCAAAGAGGTTGGTGAAGAATACATTACCCACATCAATGACATCCAAGAGCATGAAACGTTCGTGGAGACGGGTTCTTACATTTTTAATGCCCTGGTTAGTGGGAGTATTTTTGGTGGCGTATCTGGGAATAGAATCACCGCCATCGCCGGAGAAACATCTACCGGTAAAACATACTTCGCAACAGCAGTAGTCAAGAACTATCTGAACGATAATCCTGACGGTGCTGTATTTTACTTTGATACTGAGGGTGCTATTGAAAGAGATCTACTGGTCTCGCGTGGTATCACAGAACGTTTTTATAAGGTAGATGTTGCGACAGTTGAAGAGTTTAGGCACCAGGCATATAAGATTTTAGATAACTACATGAAGGAGCCTGAAGAGAACAGGCGTCCAATGATGTTCGTGCTTGATAGTCTGGGCATGATGTCTACCACTAAGGAGACACAAGACACCCTGAACGATAAGCAGGTTCGCGACATGACCAAGAGTCAACTGATCAAAGGAACATTCCGTATTCTCACTTCGAAACTAGCGAAGGCGAATGTCCCGATGATCGTCACCAATCATACCTACGATGTTGTCGGTGCTTACGTTCCTACAAAAGAAATGGGCGGTGGTAGCGGTCTTAAGTACGCTGCCTCTACCATTATTCATCTCAGCAAGTCGAAAGAGAAGGATGGAAAAGAAATTGTCGGAAACCTTATCAAGGCTAAGACTAACAAGTCGCGTCTGAGTAAGGAAAACAAGCAAGTAGAGATCCGTCTCTTCTATGATGAGCGTGGTCTGGACAAGTATTACGGACTACCAGATCTTGCTGTCAAATATGGTATCTTCGACAAGGCAGGCAGTTACCTTAAGATGCCTGATGGTAAGAAGGTATATGAAAAAACTATTCTTGGTGACCCCAAGAAGTATTTTACTGATGATGTAATGCAGCAACTTGATGCTGCCGCGAAACTGGAGTTTACCTATGGCGGACGAGAGGATACCTCTGACGATTCTGAAGAATCTTCTACATGATGAGGTATATGCTCGAAAGGTACTTCCGTTCGTACAACCGGAATACTTCGATGAACGCACCGACCGGATTCTATTTGAAGAGATCAGTAGTTATATCCGTGGGTATGATGGACTTCCTACGAAAGAGGTTCTTTACATCGAATCGGAAAACAGATCAGACCTAACACAAGAAGAGTTTGTTCTTGTCAAATCTCTGATTGATTGTCTGGAACCTAATGATACTGAACGCGAATGGGTAGAGGACATCACTGAGAAGTGGTGTAAAGAACGTGCCATCTACATGGCACTGATGGCGAGTATCCAGATTGCTGACGGACAGGACGACAAGAAAGGTCCTGACGCTATCCCTGATATCCTCAAGGATGCTCTGGCAGTTGGATTTGACCAGCACGTTGGACACGATTACATCGATGATTACGAAGATCGCTTTGCGTATTATAACCGCAGAGAAAATAAGATCCCCTTTGATCTTGAAATGTTCAATAAGATTACTGCGGGTGGTGTCTCTAACAAAACACTTAACATCGCACTGGCTGGCACTGGTGTCGGTAAATCTCTTTTCATGTGCCATGTCGCTGCCAGCGTTCTCCTCCAGGGAAAGAACGTTCTATACATCACATGTGAAATGGCAGAAGAGAAGATTGCGGAAAGAATTGACGCAAACCTCCTCAATGTTAATATCAAAGAGATTGCGGAACTTCCTAAGTCTACTTTCTATAAGAAGGTTCAGAACCTCAGTAACAAGACTACAGGCAAACTAATTATTAAGGAGTACCCCACGGGTTCTGCTCATGCTGGACACTTCCGTTCCCTCCTTAGTGAACTTCACCTTAAGAAGTCATTTAAGCCTGACATTATTTTCATTGATTACCTTAATATTTGTGCTTCCTCTAGGTATAGGTCAGCGGTTAATGTCAACTCTTATAATTACATCAAGTCGATTGCTGAAGAGCTCCGAGGATTGGCAGTCGAGTTCGACCTCCCCATCTTTTCTGCTACTCAAACCACTCGTAGTGGTTTCGCTAGCTCTGATCCTAACCTTACTGATACTTCTGAGTCCTTTGGTCTCCCTGCTACTGCTGATCTTATGTTTGCCCTTATTAGCAGCGAAGAGCTTGAGACGCTCGGACAGATTATGGTAAAGCAGTTAAAGAATAGATATAATGACCCCACTTTTAACAAGCGGTTTGTCGTAGGCATCGACCGTCCAAAGATGCGACTGTATGATTGTGAGCAGACAGCGCAGGACGATATCCTTGACAAAGGAGACGATGACCAGTATAATTATGAACAGTCAGAACAGTCCAAAGCTAAGTTTAGCGAGTTCAAATTTTAAAGATGGCACATACCGTAACACTTCAAGCACCCGATGGAACTTCTCAATCCTTCGAGTGTGATGAAGACACTTACATCCTAGATGCTGCTGATGAAGCAGGCATCGATCTTCCCTATTCCTGCCGAGCTGGTGCATGTTCATCATGTTGTGGTAGAATAGTCACAGGAGAGATCAGTCAAGTAGATCAATCCTTTCTTGACGACGACCAAATGGAAGCAGGTTTCGCACTCCTATGTGTAACCTATCCAAAATCCGATTGTACTATCCGCACTGAAACCGAAGAAGAGCTTTATTGATTATGTCCCGTTTTGAATCTTATAAGGAGTTTGTCAATGGTGTCACCTCTGAGGCATCGACTGACTTCCTCGCCCTGTCTGATCGTCTGGTAGAACTGGATGAGAAAGGTGCTAACATCGAACGTCTCCTGACTGCTGGTGTGGGTATCAATGCCGAGGGTGGTGAGTTCCTTGAGATTGTTAAGAAGATGATCTTCCAAGGTAAACCCTTCAATGAAGATAACAAAGAGCATTTGATTATTGAACTTGGTGATCTTATGTGGTATGCTGCTCAAGCATGTATTGCCCTAGAGATCTCCATGGATGAAGTGCTCGATCGCAATATCACCAAACTGTCTAAGCGTTATCCGACTGGAACCTTTGACTCATACTATTCTGAACATCGTGCTGACGACGATCGATGAACTTTTACTTCTTCACCAAGAGTGAATGTGGACCTTGTGGTCTAGTCAAAAAATACTTTGACAGCATGGGTGATGAGCGTGTACAAAAACTTGAGTACGTGGATCTAGATGAATATGGTGAGGTTGAGATAACTCAACACGCCAGAGATCTTGCCAAGTACTTCAGTGTACACGCTACACCAACACTGATCGTGGTTGATCATGAAGGTGATATAATGGAAGAGGTCGTAGGTGGTTTAAATATCACCCAAAACATTCGTAGAATCTTAGACAAGTACATTTGATTATGGACACCAAAATGGATCAACCGATCACGGTTGAAGATTATAAAGAGCACGGTGAAAACTTCTTTCACAAGTACAACTATGTTATTGAACGAGTGCCTAATGCAAAGGCAGAAGAAGTTCTCAAAATCATGGAAAGTCTTTCTGGCATTGTCATGAAAGAACGTGCCAAGGAAGCAAAACTCAACATAGGCTTCAATAAATAGACCCTAGGGGGTCTTTTTTTATGGCGATCGATAAGGGGAAGCAGTTTGAGTATGCTATTATGCTCGCAGCATATCGCATGATCGAGAATCCAACTCTGGGTGAGGAAGCAGAGATAAAGAAACTTGAGAACCAACCTATTGAAAGTGTAGTTCAGCAGGCTGCTGATGGTATGCTGCAGAAGATTTCACCACCACTGCAGAGTGATGCTTTCTTCAAGTCTTTCAAACAGTTAGGTGGTTCTAGTCCAGAACCAAAGACAGATGTTTTGTTTGTTAAGAACGGGCAAAAGATCAAGTGCTCTATGAAGTGGGGTGATTCCTATCAGTTATCGAGTGCTGGTATTCAGGGAACAGTCAATGTTTTAAACAACGTGCTGTTCCAGTGTGCTATGAAAGGTAGTCTTGGTGGAACTGAGGTTCGGAAAGTCGCCATGGTCCTAGATGAGTTGTCACAGACTCTAGGGGAAGGACCTAAGAAACAACCACAACCTGTCATGAAACAGATCATTGAGAAGGCAAACCGTGACGGTGGTATTAACCAAAGACTGCAGGAGATCTTAGGATCTAGGAGAATGCCTGAGGGTGATAAACTATTCTTAGCATTCAAGAGAGAACTTGTAAGAGAATCTTTGACTGGTGAGTCTTTGTTTGGAAAGAGTAGTGATAAGACTGCTAACTATATCCTCAACGAAAGTCAACTAATACCAATCGATGATAGACTTGTCAATCAGATTGCAGATAAAACTTACGTTGACATTAGACTAAAGGGTCGTGGTAAAAACAAGGAAGGTGTGAGACTTAATGAAGCAGTCATTCGTATTGAACCAGCATGATTGATGTATTTTTTGATGAACTAGTTTGGTCATACGCTGAAACCAGAGACAGGGTGGAGCGTATGCCTAACGAAATGATGATGTTCACTGCGTTTTTCCATGAGTTTATGGAACAGTTCGCAGATGATACACCTAAATATTTGCATATGAAGACGCTAGGTTTAGCGTTAATAAAGCAGAATCAATCTATCTTCTATAGAAAAATACGTGAAGCAGTTCGATCAGTTCATCTCCGAAGCAAGAACAACTCGCGCATCAGCAGAAGCAAAGCGCCTAGGTCTGGTAGGGGACGGACACGGCGATTGGTATGACCGTCAAGGTTCGCTGAAAGCGAAGACGATTCGCGGTGAACTAAAGATGTACACGCCATCCAAGAAGGAAGAGGATGATACTGTACAGTCTTCTGCCGATGCAGATTCTTCGAAGGATCAGAAGAAAGCACCAGCAGATACATCTGCGAAAGCAGTTGCCGGTGGTGCTGCTGGTAATGGTGTCGATGTTGATGCTCTCCTAAAGCAGATCGATCAGTTCAAAGCAAGACAACAGTTCGATGGTGCAGCAAGATCTGAACCACTAACGATTGCCTTTGATAAGTTTGATAGTGACGAGGTTGGAGATAATGTAATCGCAGCAGCACAAGAGTCTGCTGCTGGCGGTCAGTTTTATATCTTCCCATCCCGTGATGCAGACATCGATCGCATCAAAGAAGCATATGGTGACGTAGTAGTTGATAATCCTAATGCTGAGACCATCTATGATGTTCTACAGTCCATCTATGAAAGTGGTTATAATGCCATCAACATCGTAGTTCGCAAGTCTCGTGCCACAGAGATTTCTAAAATGGCGATGGAGCAGAATGGTAAACTATATAACTACGTAATGATGAATGTGATACCAGTAGATGAACGTTCTATCCGGGAACAATACATCTCTGGGGACATTTTCAACATTGGTGACACCGTAAAGTCCTCAGATAAGGTTGGTAAGATTATTAGAAGAGGTGCAAATCATTTGATTTGCCTCGATGAACAACAAAATGTGTTTCGTACCTGGGTAAATGACACGATACAAATGTAATCTAGCAAACCATAGCATGGTGCTGACTCCGCAAGGAAACTTTGCACCCTGTTGTGTTACTCCTGATGTTATTGTTGGAAATATCAGCGAGGTTGATGACATTAATGAACTGTACAGAGAATCTCCAGTTCTAAAAGAGATCCGTGGATATTTTAAAGGGGATCAGAGCGGGTATAATGAAGAATCAAAGTGCAAGAGTTGTTATCGTGCAGACATGGCAAATGTCTGGAGCACTAGAAGATGCTGGGAAGACTTTGCTGGTGCAGAAACCTGGGATGATAAGGGACAGAATGAACTTAAGCACCTAGAACTTACAACTAGCAACATCTGTAATGCTACGTGTTCTACATGCTTCTCTTTCTATAGTTCTTCTTGGTCTATGCTTGAGAAGAAGCATGATATTCAGGATCCTGAAGAAGGACTTTATATTCAGTATCCTATTCAGAAGATTGCTGACGCTGATATCGAGAAGATTAAGAAAATTATTCCCGATCTCCAGTGTCTACAGTTGAAGGGTGGTGAACCTTTCGCAGACATTAGGAATGTTCGCCTTATGGAACACTTCCTAGAGACTAATGAACATGGAATGTTGAATATTCTATCTAATGGTTCTCTAGTAAAACCTGAGATGTTTGAACCTCTAAAGGATACTGGACGTATTGTTGTATCGTTTAGTGTTGATGGTCTCGGAGATCTGTATGAGTGGATTCGTAGCACAGATTTTAAGAAAGTCAATGAGAATGCTAAGAAGATGTATGAGTATACTGGTAGAAAGGTAGACTTCTGTAGCACATTGTCACTACATAACTTCTTCCGTGCTGCCGAGTGGATGGAAGAGTTGGTATACAATCCAGAGTATGAGCATATTGCAGGTGGTAACATTCAGCATGAAGTCTCCCACCCATACAAAGCATGTACTAGAGTTATTGATGAGTCATTGCATAACGATGTTGTTCAAGAAACCGTTGAGCGTCTAACCAAACTCAGAGATTACTGTAAGGCTGAGAACGTACGCGAAGGTAGAGAAAAGTATTACATGCCTTTCTATCAAGACACCTTGGATCTGTTTGCAAACATGAGTTATAAAGGTGTTGCAGGCGGAAAGCATGATGATGAACCAAAAGATAAGTGGAAAGAGGCAGCTCATAACCACATTAAGTTCATTGATCTAGTTCGTAAGAAAGATCTTTACGATATTATTCCAGAACTCCGCACTGCTTTGCAATAAATAAATATATAAAAAGAAGTTGTAGTCTATCCATGAGCATCTGGAACAAGGCTTACGAAGATTTTCGTAGTCATTATTATGGAGACATCGAAGAGAAAAAGATGTCCAAGGAGAAGCACATCAAAGCTGCAAAGGCAGGCAAGAGATGGCAGGACTCCGATGGTGACGGAAAGTGGTACGAAAAAGGTGAAGACGTAAAGGAAGGTGTCCGCGATAAGGATCCCGAGAAGGGAACTGCTGAGCGTAAGGCACGCCTTGAGAAGAAGCGTGGCATGAAGATGGATGACCATCCTCAGTATAAGAAGGAAGAGACTGACGAAGTTACCGAAGGTAGCATGAAGCAGGCACGTAAGAACGTGGGCGCTTCTACATGCTGGGACGGTTACAAGGCAAAGGGCACCAAGATGAAGGGTGGCAAGTCTGTTCCTAACTGTGTTAAGGAAGACGAAGTTTCAGAAGACGTTGAGACCATTGAAGAGAAGAAGAAGGGTCTCTATGCCAACATCCACGCTAAACGTGCTCGTGGTGAGGCACCTGCCAAACCTGGTGACGAGGACTATCCTGCTAAGGATGCCTTTAAGAAGGCAGCAAAGACTGCTAAGAAAGAGCATTACGACTGGCGCTCTGACCTAGGCATTGTTGAGGAGGGCTCATGTGGCGGTGATATGCCAAAAAAGCCTGGGACAAAAAAGAATAAAATCACCATCAATCCTGAAGTAAAGACCGAGGAGACTGAACTCCAGGAAGGTCCTTACATCATTACTGGACCTGACATCACAGGCAATACTCCAGCATACCGCAACTTCAAAGCAGGTATGAAGAGCAAGGTGACCGGCAAACCAATGTATAAGTTGGGACCTGGTGTCAAACTTCCTGAGGAAGTAGAACTCGATGAAAACCGTCGTGCTGCCCGCTCTGCTGGTGGTTACAAGGATGACTCTAAGAAGCAACCTGATCCTTCTAAGGATGGATTTACGGGTGTAGGTAACATGTCTATCGATCAGATTCGTAAGATGTCTGCTCGTATTGACAAGAAGAACAAGTCCAAGAAGGAAGAAGTAGAGTTCGCTGGTAACTACGAGGGTCCTCTATATGCTCCTCATCCTGACATTGCTAAAGAAGATCTAGCAGGTGCTGTTGATAACATCACCAAGAGAGCACAAAGTGCCCTCCAACGTGTTGGTGTAAAGATCAATAACAAACCTAGACCTACCGCTCGCCCAAGTGTTCCTGCCGCAAACACCATGCGTCAGAACAGCATGAGTAATGAGGAGGCGGTCTCCGAAGGTAAGAAGAAAAAGGATGATTCGTATTTGGAAACAAATATGAAGAAGCGCCATGCCAATAACGAGAAAGCTCGTAAGGACATGGAGAAGATGGGTACTAAGATGAAGAACCCACACTTCGAAGAGACACTTCTAGACAAGGTTGTTAAGACTTATGTCTCCGAAGAAGATTATGATCGCATGAAAGACCGTCGCATGGAGCGTGGTGGTGTCGGTGGTAACACCAACTACAAGAACCCTCCTAAGAACAACACCAATAAGTTCGGCAAAGGCAAGACTGCCCTGCAGAAAGAATTGGAGAAGAAGCACGGTAAGGGAAAATCTGCTATGGATATCGTCCGAGCAGAGATTGAGAAGAAGCATGGCAAAGGTGCCATCATGGGTAAAAAGAAGGGCAAGTGATATATAAGGTGGTACCAATCCACCTTTATAGTCATGCTAGCATTCCTACTTCCAATGGCGGGCCAGATTGTCCGCGATGCCGTTGCCAAGATTCCTGAGAACGAAGCACTCGGCGAAAAACTAATCGAGATTTGCATTGTCATCCTAGAAAAAGCTGTAAAGCTTACTAAGACTGACATGGACGACCAACTACTAGAGGTCGTTAAAAATGCAATCGCAGAACGCGAATCTTGATACCTTTGCCACGATTTCGGTCGTGGCATTTTTATAAATATTCAAAGCACTAATAGAAAGTAACAGAAGATGGCACTTTGGGGTAGTTCTGATAACATTGTTAGCGCCGGTATTGTCACCCTAGCACTGAGTGGTGACGACTGGGTTGTTAGCGGTGAGGAATTCGAAGCACAGTTTGGTCAGACTGCCGTTGGTGGTGCCAAAACTGGCGACGTAATCCGCTTCGGATACCGTGGCGAAGATGGTACATATCACGGTGATGCTGTCATCGTAAGTATTGCATCCTCTACAAGACTCACCATTGGGTCTACCAGTGGTATCGAGAACGCTGCAGGTATTGCAGGAACAGATTATTACATCAGTGAACTACCTGTAAGTAGTGTCATGGATGTTAAGTACAGCGAGCGTGAGGGAGATTCCCCTGGTACTGAGGACGCTATCGTTGTCGGTGTA